ATATTAATCCCAGTGGAAAAAGTCCCGTACGAGGCAACGATAATAGCATCATTCTCTTTTTCAGTGATTTCTCGAACCTTTTCCCTGTCCTCGGTTTCCACTCCACCATGAATAAAAAAGACATTTCGATTCTCAATAATGTTATTATTATTTATCAAATTATAAAGAGGTTCTCCGTGCTTTTCAACTCTTGCAAATAGTATTAATGTGTTACCCTTGAGATCAAGTGCAAGATTTTTAATAAAATTGTTTCGTTTATTATGTCCAATAATATACTGAACTTCTTCTTCAAAGTTTTCAAATTTATTCGGTGGGTGTTTCAATAGAAGCACATTGATGTCCAGTTTGGCAAGATGCCCTTTCTTCATAAGCTCGTCAGTTTTAATGATCTTATAGGAAGGTCCGAACAATCCCTCAAGAACCCATTTATGTGTCTGTGTACCGTCAAGTGTTCCTGTGAATCCGTAACGATACTTAGCGTTGTCGAGTTTTGTCATTATAGATATTAATGACTTTGATTTAAATTGGTGAGCCTCATCCCCAACTACTACAGAGAATCTCTCAAAATACTTTCTGGGGAGTTTGTAGATTGACTGCCAAGTCGTAATGATTACTTGAGAGTTCGTCTCTCGTTCTTTACCTGCGTATACTTTGTGGCAAAATGAACCAACGTCCCAACCATAATCTGCAAAATCTTTATACATCTGTTCTACTAACGATGTCGTCGGAACGACTATCAAAATATTTTTCTTGTTACCAACGTAGTATCTCACAATCGAGTATATCATCAGAGACTTTCCCGATGCAGTTGGAGATATCAATAATTTTCTATTATGTCTTAAGGCGTCGTATACTCCATCTACCTGATAATCTCTGGGTCGATATTTAGATATCGAATTCATGTAATCTTTAACACCCTCCAATGAGATGAAATCGTTCACCTCAAAGGGAAGTCCGTAGTATTCACTGTCTATAAATTCGTATGTGTATTCATGATCTTTACAAAATTGTATAATTCGATCAAGTAATCCTGCGTATATCTCACCCTTCTGTGTATTAAATAACCTTATCTTACCATCCCAATACTTATTTCGATATGCTGGTGAAAATTTTGCATTCGGAATATCAAAGGTGAATTGATCAGACAACTCATAATAGATATGAGGTTCCGCATTTATCTTCAGATAGACCTCATTCTTCTTTGATATAACCAAATGTGACATAAAATATGCTCATCTGATTATATTTAGTTAGGTAAATCCAGACTGAAAACGATGCCATTCAATGGCATTTTTAATCTGATAAGTACGATTTGATATGGTGCGTATGATTTCTTCTAAAAACTTAAGAGTGGTATCATAATATCTTATCTTTAAATCTATCTTAGTTAATCTCTCATCGGCATCTAGGTGCCTCTGTATGGCATCCTTCTCCCTCACCTTATACGGAAATGGTTCTTCTTCATAAACTTTTGGATCTGCCTTTCCTGTGTAGTAATTATATCTTTCTAATTTAATCTTTGCTTTTTGATCTCTTGCCTTCTCGCGCATCAAAGTAATGGTATTATAGATTGTATAATACTTTGAGTGTAACTGTGGTATTTTTAGTGACTCATCATGTAGGTTATCAGGATCAATGGTTGCATCACGCTCCCACATCTCCTGAATTTCATCAAGATTCATAAAGGAGTTCTTCCGTCGGGTTTAACTATATTATACACTGTATACTTAAAAATTGCATCTGCTGTAAAGTAATTGACATCTGTGTCTGTTGCTTCAAATTCGAGAGAGGATAAACTGATTGGGAATAAATCAAAGAACTTAACAATTGCAGTTGTATTAAAATTACTGTTTAATATATGTAAATTTCCATCACTGAATACTATCTCTTTATCTCTCAAACCATCTTCATCGGTTGTTGCCTTTTTAAATTGATCTGTTGTTTCTGGATATCCGAGTCCTGTCAACCAATTATGTATTGCCATATAGTTCTCCATGTTTTCATCAACTAGAAATCGGAGAGAAAATTCACCATACTGTAACTTATCACCAGGTACGTCAATATCTTTTAAGTAACTTGGTTGTAGCGCTGTGCCAAGAGATATCTCAGGAATACGACTTGAGTTTGAAAAAAATGTTACCTTTGGTGTTTTTGATAAAGTAAATTTAAATCCAACTGGGGATAAAAAATTACGATTTTCAATTTGATTAGAATAAATTCTTGCCATTATTCACTTACCACCACTGCATTTTTCCACCAAGCAGGTTGATATGATATGGTTCTATTACCTAAAACTCTTGTTTCTTTTGTATTTTTTACCACATTTGCATCTGCTTCATTCTCATAAATTTTTCTTTTATCATATTCATTTGTCCAGTGATTATCTCCTGCATAATATTCATTTCCATCAGTTGGAATTGCAGACCCTAAAATACTAGTTTTCTTAATGTGATATGGCATTACTCATCCTCCATTTTTTTTCTTCTACCAAATCTTGGCAGTGCACCTTTACTTCTATTAAAAGTTATAGATGAAGATGATCGTGAAACACTACCCACCTTTTCTTTTGATACTGCAGTCGCTTTCTTAGCAGCAGTGGCTCGAGTTTCAATAGGACTCTCATCGGAATCCACATCTTCCATAAATTCCTTAAAGTTTTTCATATTAGTTTTTAGTTATTTAGAAGAGTTTTTTTGATCCTTTATATTTCTTTTAATTAATTTTGCATACCTAACCTCTTCTTTTGTATACAAAAAAGGATTTTTCTTTCGTCTTCTAATTATTAACTTTGCTGCTTTCTTATCTTCCATAAGAGTATTTATTCACAAAAAAAAGAGGAGTTAAACTCCTCTCTCATTTTAGTCAACATTGAGTTGAACTAACCTTTCTTGAATGTCTTTGTCATCACCATCTTTGATTTGTGGAAATGCTGTTTCAAGTTCAAATGGTAGTTCCCAATTATTAACCATCATGTATTTTGCAGTAGATACAAGAACTTTTCTTAAATGCTCCCATTTTTGTGCTTGTACAATACGAGCACCTAAAACAGATTTTTCTGAATCATCTCTGTTATCAAACCACTGGGTTACATTTATTTTTCTCCCTAAAGGATTATCTGAATCTACTGTCTTGTAGAATTCATTTAATACTGGATAAACACGTTCTGCGAAGTATCTAAAAGGTAAACAATAATCGACCTGATAATTATCAATACACTTGTTTTCCAACCATTCTAGACATTCAGAATATGTCCAAGATATTGTTGATGTAGGAACCTCTTCTTTCTTAACAATTTGATCGATTGCTTTGTTTTTATCTCTCGTCAACATGTTAGGAGCAGCATCATAGACAAATGTTTCAACTGCTTCTAATGTTAATTCCAAATCTTTTGAATAGATTAAATCAGTGGCAGTCTTAACAATATCTGGTACTGAATTTGTTGCTGCAGGTAATTTATCATTTCTCTTATGTAGATAAATGATTCGATTGTACTCTGCAGATCGACCTTCTGTTGCATAGAATTCAACAACATCCATCCAAACACCATCTTCATACCCATTTGACCTGTCTGCTTTCATACGAGTCATTCCATTTTGACCTTCGTATTTTCCAAACTCAGGATCATCTTTGTTTAGAGTCACGCAAGGTAATTCTGCACTTGGATCAATACCTTGTCTACGAGAATCTGCTATTTCAGTAACAGTCATTCCGCTAGAACCTTTTAATCTGACTGGATTATCTTCAGTAACTCCATAATCCACTTCAGCGTATTTGATGTAGAGTCGATCAACATGTTTAACACCTTCTCCTTCACGGAAAGGTGCAAAGTCTTCCTTTTTTGCATGTATTAAGTTTCTATAAGCGATGCGACCTGGTAAAATTTCAGCTATGTTTTTCATAACATTAACTCCTAATAGTAAAATGTGTTTGTTATAAACAAATTATATCACAGAATTTTTACTTGTCAAGCGATAAAAAAAGAGACCCCGAAGGATCTCTTGAAAAATATGTAATTGAACATTACATTAAGTTCTTAACTGTAACTCTCTGATAGTAACGGTTAGCATTTGCCTTGATAGCACCAAGACCTGCATTAGTACCTTCAGCAAATGGGTTTGCAACGATACCATATCTGGTCTTAAAGCCAATTTTTGGCTGGAAGGAGTTCTCTCCCACAGCACGAA